TCGGTAGCCTTCATCTTGGCGACAGCCGCTGTGAGATTCTTCTTGGGTGTAGGGGTGGGGGTACGCTTAGGCGCGGGCTTGACGTTAGCGGCATTCCTCGCACCGGGCTTGAGCTTTTTCACCTGCTTGGCGTGTTCCTTCTTGAGTTTCTGCATCAGTTTGGAAGTGGGCATTTACTATAGTTAAGGAAAATATTTGACTTAAAGACATGAAGGTGTTGGCGATCGACATTGGGTACCACAACATGGGTCTCGTCCTCGCAGATTCCGACGCAGGTCCAAAGATTGAAGTCGAATACGTGAAGAAAGTGAGTCTCGAAGACTATAAGTATCTCAAATCGAATGATATGGTTGACCTGGTTCCTTTATTTGTGGAAGATCATCAAGAAGTCTTTAACGCGGCTGATAAAATCCTCATAGAGAGACAACCACCCGGAGGTTTTACGAATATCGAGATACTTTTACATTACATGTTCAAAGATAAGGTTTCTTTAATTTCACCTGTGAGCATGCATACACATTTTGGTATGAGACATCTGGACTACGACCAGAGAAAGGAACGAACAGTATCTATTGCGGAGAAATACATCAGCGGTGAAATTCCATATGAAAGAAAACATGATATCGCGGATGCATTGTGTATGATCGTGTATTACAACTTTCGAACTACTGTCCACTTCTTTGACAAGTTTAAATTTTTTGCCAAGGTATAATAAATGCCAACTGCTAAGCAGCTTCAGAACGCCAAGAAAAAATTAAAAATGACACCTAAACCCACTGGAAACAAACCGAAGCTTCCCAATCGTCTCACGTACATCTTGATCGGTGTTGATCCCAAGATGAAGAGGGACCGCGAGTTCCTCAAGGCTGTGAGGGAGTACGCGAAGAATCGTCCTTGATAATGTCGAGCGAGTTCGTGACAAACTCGAACATATCAAAAATCTCGTTCGCGTTTCGCCTCTCGAGTGCAGCCCTGAGCTTCTCAATGTTGTAGTCGAGAGAACGTTTCTCCTTATCCAACTGGGTCATCTGTTTTTCGAGTGCTTCGATCTTCTTATCCAGAAACTTCGTAGTACTCTCGATAGTCCTATCCATCTTTTCAATCTCAGCCTCGTAAAACTTCTTCTGACGCTGGAGGATTTCACTCTTAACCTCTGAAGTTGTTCGATCGAGTTGCATTTCGAGACGTTCAATCTTCTCTTGAATTTCATCGAGTGCAGTCACATAATTACTCTGATACTGCTCCTTGACGTTCTTGAGGCGAATAATCTCGGTGCGAATCTTGATATCCATATCTGATTTATTTGAGTTTCATTACTTTAATAACGTTACTTAGGTCTTCAGTAAATCCTTTAAAGTGTCCGAGGCGATACTGGACGAATGCCCAGAGTGCGAAAAATAAAGTCTTCGTCAACTTGTTCACTTCATTGTCTTCCATCTTGTAGATTGGACCGACGACACGTCCCATGAAGGTCTCATCCTTGTGTTTACCCGTGACAAACATCTCAGCTTGTGTGAGTGCGCAAGTATCGTCATTCACTGACCAATGGTAGAACAGGAATGGGATGAGCATCGAATAAAACTCTAAATTCTTCTGATTATTCGTGAAGGGAACGATCAGGATCGCCAACAAGAATATTACGTGGATGAAGAATATTATGTTCATCTATTATAAGATGTCCGAAGAAATTAATATGGAAGAAACGTGGAACGAATACCACGAAAATATCTTGCGACAATGGGGTGAGGCGTCTGCGTGTTATCGATACATGCACCACCGGTCGTTTTTGATGTACAAGCGAATGAGCCTGCGTTTTAATTTACCTGTGATTGTTCTCTCGACTCTCACTGGAACTGCAAATTTTGCTCAGTCAACTTTACCCGTGAGTATACAGCCAGCGGCGCCGTCTATTATTGGTGGTTTAAACCTCGTGGCTGGTCTCATAGCGACCATCATGCAGTTCCTCAAGGTGAATGAGTTGATGGAGAATCATCGTACTGCTGCTTTAGGTCATGGAAGTTTGTCGAGAAACATTCGTCTCCAGTTGTCTTTACCCCGTGAGGAGCGTAAGAAGGAGGGTTTGAAGTTTGTGGAAGAATGCAAGTCTACCTATGATAGTCTTCTGGAGCAGTCTCCTCCTATTCCCAAAAAGATTCTTTTGAACTTTGAGAAAGAATATCCCATCGATGGAGTGTTTACAAAACCTGAGATACTTAATGTTCGTGCCATACCTCCCTTGAAGTTGCCTAAGACAGTGGAACCCATACGAGCTATCACCAAGGATACCGTATTCGAGAGAGTCGGCGAATTTCTGTCTCCTAAGGAAGAGGAGGAGTACGAGGAAGTGGAGGAAGAGGAAGAGGAACAGGAAGAAGAGACAGACGTCGAGCAAGGTACACCAAAAGAATAAACATCACTGCGTTGGTAAGGATACTACAAACAACGTATGGTAAAATTTTCCTTTTTAAAGGTTCTACGATACGTTTATGTAGTGCGTCATTTCCAAGCACCAAATCTATCGCCTGATTAGTAAAGTCGTCGATGGATTCCTTCATTAAAATAGTTGAGCAAAAAAAAGATCCAGTTGTGACGACGATCCACGCGAAACAAATTGAACTCATTCGACGGTACATTCAAGAGAAGAAAAATGTGTTCATATGCGGTTCATTGGGTGTTGGAAAGTCGTACATCCTGAATGAGGTACTGCGGGGACTGAATCATGTGGAGTTACAATCTGAACATCTCAAGAGTAAATCCCCATTTCTCCCATTCATAAAAACGTCAAACAAACACGTCTTCATAGAAGACTATGATCCCATATTCAAACCCATAGTGGAGCGTGTGTCTGATGGTGATCGTGTGTCGAGGGGATCTCTACTCATCACGACGACGAATATGTGCATGTATCCAAACTTCGAGACTGTGTTTGTCCCGAGACATAAACCGGAAGTTCTCAAAACATTGACAGAAAAAACTGGACCAGAAGTTGAAAGTGCTGCCATACGTTGTCAAGGAAACATTCGAAACTTTTTTACATATTTGGATGGATACGATGAGATGGATGACTTCGAGACACCGAAAGAATTCATAGCTGGAGTTCTTTCAGATCCCGCACCGATAGAGATTTATGACAGTATATCTGAACATGGTCACGTGTGGGACATTTTCCAAGAGAATTATCTAGACTCGAAAGGTGTAAACGTCACTAGAGCGGCAGAATCATTTTCGACGGCTGATATGTACGACACACATATGTACTCTCATGGTGATTGGCATCTGATGCCGTATTTCGTTTTACATGCACTCACGGTTCCGAAGACGTCTCTCGGTGAATCATTAGTCAAGGACAAAATTCGCCCCGGAAGTTGTTGGACAAAGTTTGGAAACTATAAAATGCGTAAACAAAAGTATGAAGAAATTCGTAAAAAGTCGAGGATGGGTTTAAGTATAGAGGAGTTGTGCCTATTAAAGAAATATGCAGAATCTGGAGACTTGGAACCACTGCTTCAATACAAAATCACTCCACAAGATTTTGACATCATCAATCACCTCGCTGTCGGAAATGGCTTAAAATCGAGGGACGTCACAAGAGTAAAGAAAGCACTCAAGAATGCCTACGAACGACGAAGAGAAGGAGAATGAGGATACCGAGTGTACCAAGGTTATCGGAAACGAGATCCTGTTTTATGGTGACGTCGACCGAGAAAACGCCCTCGACTTTGTGGAAAAATTCAAAAAACTGGAGATGGATCTTCTAAAAAAGAAGGCTGAACTGGTTGGCTACGAACCACAGATTAGGGTACATATCATGAGCGACGGTGGTGACATTTTTTCGGGTCTAAACATCATGAACGTCCTCGAGCGGTCACGAGTGAAGGTCGTCACTATCGCACAGGGTTCGTGTTGCAGCGCCGCGACGTTTATTCTTTTGGGTGGTTCAGAACGACGAATGGGGAGGAATGCATACGTTCTGATTCACCAGATCTCTACGGAGTTTTGGGGAAACTTTCAGGAGTTGAAGAATGAGATGAAGTCCACGGAGAAGTTTATGAAGATGCTCAAAAAGATGTATCTCACAAAGACGAGGATTCCCGAGAAGAAGTTCAAG